ATCATAATTTACAATTTTTACATAACCCTTCATTTTAATTAATTTATTATTTTTAACATCTAATAAATTACAATTTATTAATTTAACTTCTCTTTTATTATTATTCATATTATTAATATATCTACTTTTATTATTTAAATCAACACTAAAATTAATTAATTTATTAATTATATAAACTTACTATATTATTAAAATTCTCACTCCCCCCACAATCATCACTACTATAATAACCATCTACCATCATAACCCCATCTTCCTCTCTAAAACCTACAATCCTCAATACATCATTATTTTTTAATAATACTTCATCATTTATCTTATAATTATTAATTTTATAAATACCTAAATCTTTATTTTTATATATTTTTAATTTATTATTCTTCATATTATTATTTTATTATTATTTAAATTAATTATTAATATTATATTTTTTATAATATATTTTTTTATTAATATTTTTATAAAAGTTTTAATAATATTTTTTAAATAATTTATATATATATATATAATATTTATTTTATTATTTTTTGCAATAAAAAAATAATATATTTTTAATATTTTTTATTATATTTTAATAAAAATAAACTTGCCGTTTATTAATAAAGTTCGCATAATAAGGTACTTTTTATAAATAAAAAAACACTACGTAGTGTGTTAGAAAAAAGGACGCGTGTTAAAAATAAAGCTTGACCGTTTGGGTAAAAGTAACCATACTTGTCTTATCAATTAGGAACACAACCTTACAACAAATAACAAAGATAATAACAAATAGTGCTTGACTTTTTAGTAAAGTAAACGATAATAATAACATCATAAAGATATGAAAAACCTATATATTCAAAAACAGGGCCGCAAGGCTATCAGTGTTCAAGTCAATGTAATGCGTGATGGTGTACGTCGTACCCGCCGGTTCTTAGTAACAAAGTTTGGTGGTCTTGAAACCGCTATTGCACGTGCTACTGAGTACGCTCGCTACCTACGCTTGCATGCTTCACCTACCCAATTCCGTAAGGCCTTACGCCGTGTAGGACGTCCATTAAAGACTGAACTGTTCGGTCGCCGAGTAGTTCGTAACTAATCCATTTCCCTCTTAATGGGGGTTATTCATAATATATCAACACAAGAGGGGTATGTGGGCTTTTTTATTTTCAACCACATACCCCTTCCTGTTGATTATTGAACAAGACATTATAAGATATATATGTGAAAGTAACCATCAACATACCAGATGAAACCATTTCATTCTTGAGTGGTAGTGAAGGTATGGATGAAAAGATAGTGAAAGAAACATTCAGGAAGTACTTCAAACAATACGAAAAGAACAATTCAATTCTGAACTTATGGTTGGAAGAGATAAGCGGTCAAGTGAAGGTTGAACCAACCTTACTAGTTGAAAATGACCAAGCAATCAATTTAGATGATAGTGTAAGAGTACCAAGAAAGAAGAAATGATATGACAGAACAACAAGCAGATAAGATCATTAAAGAACTGGAGTCTTTGAACTGGAAGGTGTGGGAGATATACAATATGGCCAAGGGTACTCCTACCAACAACAAGCCACCAGTCAATGTGTCCGGTGGTGAGCCTACCAAGGCAGCTAAGTCCATTTATGAACAAATGGTGGGTGTAAAGAAATGATCAAGATCATTCTCATTGTACTTGGCATCTTGGTAGTACCATTACTAGGTATACTGTACCTGTTATGGGATCATTCCAGGATGATAAAGTGGTTGAGGGAAAATGGCTTTTACGATTAAGTAGTTGCACTTGATGTGATAAGTTATCATACTCATCAGTATGTACTTAATAGACGACAAGGTATACGTTAAACCATTCACCAGAAACGGGATCATTAGGGATGTTGTGGAACATTCAAATGGTACCATGTACTATGATGTAGAGGTGGAAGTGGATGAAGCTTCTAATGGCAACTATTACTTCCATGCATCAGAGGACCAATTAGAATATATTGGTAGTTATTACCAATAAAGCTTGCCACTTATCCATAAAGTTACCATACTTGTATTATGAAAATAATGATAACCAAACCAACTAATACATTCTTAGCAGCTGAGCACCCAACCTGGATTGATCTACAAGTAGGTACTGTAATGGAGGTAAGGAAAGAAGGTCAGACAGGCTACCTGGTTGACCACCCAATTATTGAAGGTGATTGTGTTGTACCAAAGACGAATTGCATAGTAGTGCGCGATGAAGTGGAATGTTGTGTGACATTATAGTTGCACTTGATACAATAAGTTACCATAATAGTATTATGAAAATGAAACAACTAAAACAAACATACATTATCTTTTTGAGAAATGATCAAGTGTATTGTACAGCTGAGTCATATGACCTGGCTAATGAAATCATAGAAGCTGATGGATTGGTAGATGCTACTATACAAGTAGTGAACCACATTACCAACATTAAAGAAGGTAATCCTGTAACCATATCATATGAAAATACATCTACATATGATTGTACTTCAGATGATGTGAATGATGTAAGACATAAAGACCATTACTAATATGATCAATAGATTTGACGAAAGCTTGATGCACCTTCATGACCAGCTATCAAGCATAACAGCCCACAATGTACCTGTATCACTTGTGAATACAATTGAGCAACAAGTACTCTTAATCCAGGCCAGACAGGCGTATGTTACAGGTCACAAGCAGAGCTATGAGCTGATATTGAGAGAGCTAATGGAACATATTCAATTAAAACTAACTGGAAAGAACTAGTTGCCATCAATCAATAAAGCATCCATTATCATATCACAATAAGGAAACATTATATATGAGTATCATTCTAACATGTAACGTAACGGGTAAGACAGTGAAATGGTCTAATCAAAAGATCATTGATCAAAAGATAGCTGAGTATGGATCATTAGAAGCATTCCAGAAAGCATATGTGAGTAGAGGTGCTAATAAGAAGCCTAAAGTGAAGAGCAGCTTATTGAAAGATGGAGAGGTGGATCTAATGAAGAGCATATTGGAAGAAGGAGTAAAGCTAGCTCCTCAATCATCTCTCTCTACTAAGCATATGTCGAATGAAGAGTATGTAAAGCATTATGAGAGTAAAGTAAGAGCATTAGAAGAGGCAGGAGCGTCTGCTGCTGAGATAGGATGGATGAAGCAGCGCTTAGAAAGATGGCGCGGCTAAGAGCACAGTACATTATAAGAGGTGGTGTATAACAGTGCAAGCTAAATACACCACCTAAGCGCAGAAATTGGTTGAATATAGCTATCAACAAAACACGTGTATATACGTGCATGCCGAACTTTTGCCAAAATTTTTAAAGCCAAACTATATATAAGCCCTTTCTTCGAAAATCCCGTGAGCTCAGTTTCAGAAATTTTTTTGCGCAAAAATTTTTCATGTCAAATAACTATATAAGCCCCCTTGCAGGGTATCCCCACACGTCTAAGTAACAACATGGATATCACCTATACTAAGCAGGGTAACTTTATGGTACTGGCCAACGACTCATTAGGCAAGGCACTCATAAAGGACCAAGACTACGAGCCTCATTTCTTTCAAGTAATATCCAAAATAGTTAAGCCCGGGGACGTGGTCATTGATTGTGGTGCCAATTTAGGATATCATACGGTTACGTTAGGGAAGCTTGTGGGTAATTTCGGGAAAGTGATCTCGTTTGAACCTCAACGGTTGATATACCAGCAGATGTGTGGTAATGTGTTTTTGAATGAATTGAGGAACGTGGTAGCGCTGAACAACGCGGTGGGGGATAGTGAGAAGGAGATTCAGATGGAAAGGATAGATTATAGCGGGGTAGATATAAACATAGGGTGCACAAAGCTTGGGGACGGAGGGGATAGGGCTCGTATGTTAACGTTAGACGGGGTGGTGGAGAGTTTGGGTTTAGCGAACTACAACATATCATTTATCAAGGCAGACATACAGGGATGTGAGGTGATGATGTTAGATGGAGCGGCTAAGTTAATAGCTCGGTGTAGGCCGCACATGTTTGTAGAGGTGGAGGGGTGGTTGAGGAGTTTTGGACAGACTGAGGATACACTAAAGAAGAAGCTAATAGACATGGGATATGTATTGGTGCAGATACAGAATGACTGGCCAACTGATCACATATGTGTGCCGGTGGAGAAGGAAAGCACTATACCGGATATTATTAAGGATTTAATTTGGCCTACGCGTATATATAAATAACAGTAGAACTTTAGAGTTATTATAATATAATTATTTTATGGCAAAGAACAAAATCGTAGAGAACAGACCAAGTTATTGTGTTAGTGCAGCTTCGCATGCTTCGTGGTTACGCCGGATTGGACAAAAAGCGCGTAAACAACGTAGCGATGCAGGAAAGAAAAGGAAATAAGAGTTATGGCATACAGAACAAAAAACATCATTACTACTTCGGCTATGGCCAAGATGCACCGTGCTTGTGGATATACTAAGGTTCGGGTACGCCGGTCAGATGCTGGTACAAGGCGTGGTAAGCGTCGTTAATAGATAACCCCATTACCTCCGCCCTTAAGGGGCTTACCGTTAAAGGTATTATTAAGAGCAAGTTCTTTCAAGGAGCCTACTTTACGCCAATTCTCCACTCCGAACATTACCAGTAATCGGGCAGTTTCCTGTTCCACGAGAGCTCTGGTGGCGAGGTTAATGGCTAGCTCTGGTGCCACTGTATCCAGGTACAGTAAATGTTCGTACGGAGTAGGGTGAGGGTCTGGGTTCGGGATACCTAGATGACTATCAAATGGGTTAAGAGGTCTAGGGGTACGGCTAAACCAATTACTATTAAATAGGGTGGTGTAGTAGCTGGGTTTCAACCGATCGAGATTAGGTTTATAGATATCCAATAAGTGTTTTATCATATCACTTGGTGGAGTGTGACTAGGTTTGTACTGATCTAATTGTTCAATAGGCACCATAGCAAAGTGTTCTTGATAGCACTGTTTATAGTCGAGTAAGCTCTGAACAGCTTTAATAGCCGGTAAATCGCGTAGGTAAAAGCCTTCTGGGCAGGTGTACCGTTCAACGAAGTCTTTAAAGAAGTCATTCACATAAATATTACCACCACTAGACCACCGCTCACTACCCTGGTTATCGTACATCCACCTATCCTCTCTCGACACATTAGTCCACTGCACCATCACCACATCATTAGAGGTAAAGTTATAGTACTCATCCGCCTGCATCACCCTATTCAGTATCAACTGATTCCCACCGCCTATTTGACCAAAGTTATGGTACTCCCAATCAGGATAGTTAGCCGCAATGATATCCGCCCACGTACCCCAATAGTACTGGGTAAAGGAGCACCCGAATGCAAAGAACCGTTTCAATAGATTACCTCCGGGCGGTTAAAGGTTAGGAGGCCGAGTTTAGAGGGATTAAAGCTCCCGAACTTAACCTGCACATTGTAGTACTCTTTCACAAAGTTCATGTCCGTGCACTTGCCCAGGTTAAACCTACCGGGCCGGAGCTTAACGATCTTATCTGCCGGTACCGTGAAACGGTCATACACGTACTTGTCCTCGGCTTGGGCGACTTCGTCGCAGTCGGGGGCTAGGGCTACCTCCGGTAGGATATCTCTAAGGTAGGTGAAATGTTCGTACGGAGTGGGGTGCCAATCATAGTTCACAATGCCCTCTCTTTGGGTGCACACATGGGGACGGTGCCATGGCTCGATCGCTCTCTTTGGTTCTAGAATATGATCATAAAACGATGGGCGTATCTCTTTTACAGTTTTTTGGTACTTCTGCATCAAGATATCAATCATGTTGTAGTTTGGTTTTAATTGCTTGACAAGCTCTGGGCTTGCATAATCGCCAAAGTTTTGTTCATATTTTATCCCTACCATCGCGATGTTGTAGTGTTCTGGTTGTTTAAGGTCCAGTAACACGTTCACCGCTTTCACTAGTGCTAAATCCCTTAAATGAAATCCTTCCATAGTAACATACTTTTCAACAAACTTATCATCAAAATACACTCTATCTAGCATTACATTACCGCCATGAGTCCACCCCCCATTAGGTTTTGTTTCATTGTTAACCCACCTACTCTCTCTCATCACCCCCGACCACTGTACTATTACTAAATCATTTTTAGTGAAGTTGTACCGAGCATCCGCCTCCATAACACGGTTATAAATGAGCTCGTTGCCTGCCCCGCTCAGTCCCATGTTATAGTACCTGGCCTCCGGATAACTATACGCTATAATATCTGCCCACGTAGCCCAATGATAGTTGGTAAACGAGCACCCAAAGGCAAATATACGGTCGTACTTCTTCATGTAATTGGTTCCCTTATTCTTACTACCTTCCCGTCCATTGGCAAGAGCTCGGTGTACGGGGCCTGGTACGGGGTGTTGATCTTACCCGGCGCCAAGATAAAATCGGTTTGTGCTTGTACGACGGATTTAATTTCTGAAGTTAATTTAAGTTCTGGTAACACGTGTTCAATATAATTATACGACTCCATGGGGGTTGGATGGGTGTCCGCTAATGGTTCTTTTTTACCTATTATTTTACACAATGGTCTAGGTTTAGTGTTGTGCCACCCGTTTGGATATATCACCTCGTACATACTTGGTCTAATTTTTTCTAAAATGCTCTTAAAGGTTTGCGCTAGTAGTACGGTCTTCGGGTCTGTAAGTTTTACTAGATCTGAGAACCCAGACTCTTGTTCGGTTATGGGTACGGTGGATATATGGTAATTGGCAACGTTCTTACCATTCAATAAACCTTGCACAGCTTTAATAGCTACAACTGATTTAAGAAAGAAGTCTGTTGTACTTGTGTACTTTTCTATAAACTCATCACTATACTTTCCTGATATATAAATGTTCCCTACTCCATACCACTTATCGTTCAAGTACCGCGACTCCCTATTAACACTAGTCCATTGTACGATTACTAGATCTTCTGAGGTAAAGTTATATAACTGATCTGCCTCCATCACTCTAGATAGGATTAAAGAGTTACTACACCCACCAAATCCAAAGTTATAGTACTCCTTACACTGTACAGCAGCTGCAACTATATCCGCCCACGTTGTCCATGGAAAATCAGTCACACTACAACCAAATGCAAAAAAACGCTTGTACATATGTTAATATGTACTTATTATGTAAATATATCTATGCAAACCATACTTGCCATTGCTATTGTGTTTACGGTAGTAATTATGTTTGTCCGTAAACATTTACGTAAACATAACGGGTGTGGGTGTTTGAAATGTAACTGTAAGGATGATCAATGAACTCATATAAATTATTAGCTGAAAAATATACCCAAGTAGAAGCTCTGTTAGAGTCTCTGGAACCAGAGAAGAAGATGTTTGATGACCCTGCCAACGGAGTTGAACTAGAGATAGATGACGAGGACGATAATAACGGCACCCTACATTATATGGGCTATGAGTTCCCGATCTCCAAAACGTATAAGGCCGGAGTGATTCAGTACTTGGTCGGTACCACGATTAATAGCAAGACGTTTATGGCGAAGACACCGGATCAGTTTACTCGCGTGTTGGCGGCCTTGGATCGCGGGGAGGTGAAGCCTGCGGCTAAAGCCGGGGGGTTGACTTCGTCACCCCTCTCTAAAGTTCATAGAGTACAACCTGGGGAGATGGTACCAGTGTATTATATTAATCCTAAGGATCCAAGAGGTGAGTACATAGAGAAGATGCGTGAGTACATGACTAACCCACAGGCCGAGAAGTACATACTTGATATGTACCGTAAGCACGGACAAAAGATCTTTCTTACCGGGGATGAAGGTAAAGCACATAACCCACTATATGGGTATGCTACAGATAATGCTAACCATAAAGACAAGTACTCTCAGTACTGGGACCTTACTCGGTGGATGTCCAAGATGAACTTTGCCGATTATAGAGGTGGTCACAAGGGTGCTAACATCGTCGGTCATAGAAGCAAATGATAAGAAAACCTAAAAAGAAAAAACATTTACCGTACGTCAACTTAAGTGAGTTGTATGTAGAGTCTGTATTACTTGAACAAGAGGAATTCGACCCTAATCAAATGCAGTTGCCTGATATTGAACCAGAGCAACCTCCTGCTACTACTCAGCAGCCGGTAGTACAGCAACCAGAACCTAAGCAACCCACCACTACGCAATTTAAGCTAGAGGCCACTAATCCTTATAATGCATTACTGTTAAGAATTTACAACACTCCAGAACGTCAACAAGAACTGTTTAGTGTTGATGGTATTGCATTACCCGCACATTCATCTCTTATTAACATACCTCTCAAGGACATAAAAATATGGGAAGATTTGTATAAGATTAGACCCCCAAAAAAAGATACTAAAGACAAATCAAAAAAAGATCAAGGAGAGTCTGCAGGTTCTGGTAAAGGCGAAATAGCACTGTATTGGTTCATGTATGTTTATGTCTGTAAAACAGAAGGTCAACAAGCAGCAGAACAGAAGGTTAGAGATAATAGAGATGCTACTTCCGGTGCTCCTGATTTAATAGCAAACGGGCGATACGTTGAAACTAAGAGCTACGATAAAGAAACCGGTCTTATGACCATAGGTAAATTTAGTACTGCTGGTAGCGAACAAGAACAAGACATTAACAACCGTTTATTGAGTACGGTAATAAGTTTTAAAATTTTATTTTCCCTAGTAGATAATAGTAATGTTAAAGAAGTAGTTTCTGAGTATATAATAAAATCTTTATATGAAAAAACTATACCCGGTACTGGTAATTTTAACGGTGCAGATATAGTACAGTCGTTTGATGTAATTAAGAAGTTAGCTGAAATTATAAAACATAAAAAATTTGAAGATATGGTTAAAGTTTGGGGATGGAATTCACTAAGAGGGTTAATAACGAACTTTGCTTTTGTTGAAGAACAAATAGGGGGTGATATAATAAAATTAACTTCAGAACAATGTGCAAAAAAACTCTTAGCGCGTATTGTAAAAGCTAAACTAGGAGACAAACCTGGTAATGGTAGTTATGTGGTAAACGTTACTCCAAACGGACAGGGTACAGCTTGGTTTCTTGTTAACCTCGATTTAGTTGATAGGTTAGAGTCTTCAGACGCAAGCGCAAGTAACAGTGAGCTAAAAATAAACTTTAATAAAATTTTCGGACCTCTTTCAACTCCATCTCAGCGAGTGTTGAAGAGCCCCGCAATTAAAAAAGCTGCCGGGTTAGACACTCGTAAACAATACGCTCCAGAAGTTTAATAAACTATGAAATTGGTTATCGTAGGAGATAGTTGGGGTTGTGGTTCATGGTCTACCCCGGAAAAATTTTTATTAAAAGGAGACGATTATCTCACTACTTGCTTTACTAAGCATTATTCTGAAGTAAGAAATAATAGTACGGGTGCAATTTCAAATTTAAATATAATAGCAAACCTGCAAGATGAACTATACTATGATAATACTTATGACCGTATTTTAGTCATGCAAACAGATCCTGCTAGAGATTTTATGCATTTTAATGACACGTGTAGTATAGGTTTACATAGCTTTTTTAAAGACGAGTGGAACTATAAACAAATACTTGATTTTCATATAGATTGTTTTTATTTCAAATTACAAAATATAGCTACAAGATATAATAAAAAAATTAACTTAATAGGCGGGTTTTCTGATGTGGATCTTGATAGGGTAAAAAAATACCCGGATATAAATGTTGTTTGTGTCTCATGGACAAAATTACTATGCCCGGAACACGTTCCAAGCTTGTACAGTAGTTCTAGCCAAGTATGGGAAGCTTTAAATTGTGGGTACCTTAAAGCGATTACACCTGATAATGCTTATATACTTAAATGTATAAATGATAGAGATCGTATAATGGCTAAATACGCGAATAATCTTTTTGGTAGATTAGAAACTGAGCCTGTATGGAAACTTGATGTTCACCCATCTCGTAAAGGAATTGAAATATTAGTTAACAACATACATAATAAATTAATATAATCTTAAACTAGCTTATTGCATCCAGTAGTATAAATAATTTTATTCTCTACTACCGTGACAGCTAATACTCATATTCTCTTTATCTTAAAACGTCGTGAAGACTATAATTCCATTGTGCATAGTCCAAAAGGATTAAGCACCGGTCTATTTAATTCCGCCTCTTTCGTGGTCGACATGATTAATAAATCCGGCATTAAGGCTACTCTTGAAGTTGCAGTTGATAATAACTGCATTGATAGGATGGTTAACACTCATAAGCCCACTCACGTTATTATTGAAGCGCTGTGGGTGGTGCCTTCGAAGTTTTCTGTACTAATACCGCTACACCCTAAGGTAAAATGGATTGTGAGATTACATTCTGAAATGCCGTTTATGGCTGGTGAAGGTATGGCTATGAACTGGCTTGGGGATTACCTTAGTTACCCCGAAGTATCTATAGGTGTTAATGCACCACGTATGCTTGATGAAGTTCGTGTATTAGCACGTAATAAAACTGGATGGAACAAGGAACAAGTTAACAGTAGAGTATTTTATTTACCAAATTATTACCCACAAGATTATTGGGGTGTAAAAGGTATAGTCAGAGATGTGGATATAGTTAATGTTGGATGCTTTGGTGCAGTTAGACCGCTAAAGAATCATTTGTTACAAGCTTTTGCTGCTTTAAAGTTTGCTAATAAAATTGGTAAGAAGCTCCACTTTCATATCAATGTAGGTAGAGAAGAAATGAAAGGACAGCCTGTATTACATAATTTGCAAGGTTTGTTTATACAACTCGCTGGTACTGGCCATGAACTGATAATGCACGAATGGGTACAAAGAGAGGATTTCTTAAAGCTATGCCGTCAAATGGATATCGGTATGCAGTGTAATTTTTCCGAAACTTTTAATATTGTTGGAGCTGACTTAATTAGTCAAGGTGTGCCTTTAGTTGGTACTAAAGAGATACCATGGTGCAGTAGACTGTATTGTGTTGACCCAACTGATAGTGATCAAATTTGTACGGCCTTGTTAGAGTGTTATTATATACCCTGGTTGAACGTTAAATTAAATCAACGTAATTTGACTAAGTATACGTCTAAAACAAATCGTATCTGGGTAAAACAATTCTCTACCAATGTCAAAACACCACACAGTCAAACTACATAAATGGGTTAACGGCGCTCTACAATGGTCAGAGCACGTATTTAGTAGCGTGCATGACGCGCATGCTTTTATTAAAAAGGCTGATTGTCACACCGCTAAGATTGTTAATGCTTACGGTCATGTGCTTCATGAAGAAGTTAAGCAGCCTGTTACCACTAACACTTACGCTTAAGGTAATCTAAAATAATACCTACAGAGGTTAGCTTAGTGTAATCCTCCGTAGGTATTGATATTTTAAATTCAGCTTCAAGAGAAAGAGCGAGTTCAAACATATCTACAGAATCCGCTCCAAGTGTAATAATAAAGTTAGTGTTTAAGTTTAAATCACTCAACTTAACTTTAAATTGACTTGCAACAACTTCTTTTACTCTTTGCTCTAAGCTGTTCATTACTTCCTTTTCTTGCCCTTATCAGAACGTGTTGCTCTAATAGTTGCAGTCCACCCGCCACGGCGACGATACTCTTTTGAGTTTTCTTTTGTGATAGTTCCTTGAGGGAGAACTACGCCCCATTTATTTGTTCTTGCCATAAAATTAATTAATAACTAAGTTACCTATAGGTTTGTGACCATACACATTTCTATGTAGTTTTATTACTTCTTTTTGTACCTCTTCTGCTATTTCAGTAGGTGTAGGTATAAATTTTAATAAGCACTTTACACTATCGCTATGTCTAGAACTTGCATAAGGCATTAATAATTTTTGTATTCTATCATTAGTAGAGCGTGGAGCCGCTTTGGACATTTGAGCGCTAATTCTACCTGAATATGTTCTGCCTTTTGGTCCAGTACCACCACCGCGCATCATTTCACCGTTTCTTTTTCGAGTAGCTAGCTTATCTATACAAGACCCTACTCTTAGTATAATACGAATTACTTCATTATCTTTACCTAAAATAGCCTCATACAAATAAGTTCCTGAATTATTATTTTCTTTATAAAATAGATCTTCAGTCTCAGGAAAAGGATTACAAGTAACCATGTTAAAATCTCCATATACTTGTGCAATATCTATAGGGCCAGGCAAATTATAATTATCTGCAAGGTATTTTTTTAAAATAGGGTTAAAATCTTTCATAATCGTTTCATGTATTGTAAATTAATAGTAAAATAAATCAACTGGCAAAACAATATTCTCGGGTTAAATATATCTATATATGAAGTTTTCCATTGTTATACCTACTTTCAATCGTTGGGATCTACTGAAGAATTGTATCGATAGTATTGTTAAGACTGTTGATTTAACTTTTGGAGAGATCATTGTTGTATCGAATGGGTGTACAGACAATACCCCGTTCTTGGTTCAAACCACATATAAAGATTATCCGGTAAATGTTGTTTCTTGGCCAAGACCTCTTGGTTATCCTAAAGCAGTTAATATGGGTATTTCCGCTTCAACCGGGGACATTGTTATTATGTTAAACAATGATACAGTATTTTTAAATAATAACTGGTATGACATTTTGACAGATCCTTTTAGGACAACTCCTACTGCAGGCGTTACCGGTGTTATTAAACGTTACCAAGGTGGCAAACCTTGGATTCTATTCTTTTGTGCTGCTATTAAACGTTCGGTTATTAATAAGATTGGTTTATTAGATGAAACATTCACGCCTGGTTGTGGTGAAGATATCGACTACTGTATACGCGCATTTAACGCAGGCTTTACTATTCATCAAGTACCAGAACAAAAGTTAGATCATATTGAAGGTACAAATAAGATGACCGGTAATTTTCCAATCTATCACGATGGTGGGGTTACAGTTAACAAAAACCCTAATCAGGGTTTAATTTATGCTCGTAATATGAAAATTGTGGAAGACCGTTATGGTCCACCTACAGACGGGCCATTACCATAAGAAGCGCATCTTCTCACATAATCGTCCTAGTTGATACCAAAACTCGTACCATACCCATCTACGAAACCACTGTACCGGTGCAGTATGATTGAAGTATTTGTTACTCCAACGGTTTCTGTTTCGTATTATTTCTTCAGCTAGTATCTTTACCGTTTCTAAACGAGTAGTGTTGCTTGTCTTTTCAAAGTTAGTAACCTCAATTTTATCTACTTGTCCGTTAGTAAATGTTGCAGTAAATTCTATCCAGCAATCATTATAGCCCAGATTATCGTTCGGTTTATAATCATAGAAGTCAAGCTTACCATGGTAATTTGTATCTTCCCACCCTCCTTCTTTACCTTTCTGTAATAACAGTCTACCGTTCTCAATCTTGTAATCAGCTAATCCTTCTACTAAACCTTTAGTTTGAAACTCTGTACAAGCATTAGGTAATCCCTCTTCCCACATTTCATCCGTCCAGGGTAGCTTATCTTTAACTGTTATTATATCGTACATTCCCATAGTTTTAATAGTATAGCGGTGTTATTTATTAAAGCAACTACTATATATTTTTTATCCGGATTGTGTAAATATATATATGGGTCGCAATACATTTAAATTACTAGCAGAAAAGTATTCCTTAGTACAAGAGAATCCTTTAGAAACAGAAATCCAACCAGGCGGTACACACAAGTCTGACCACAATGTTGAAATGACCCGTACCAAGGCTCGTCAAGCAGCTGAAGTATCTGCCGAGCTACACGAACTTTTAGAAAAGATTCCTGCAGAACATCCTATTATGGCTTGGATGGTTACTCATGTAACTCAATCAGCTGACATGCTACAAGATGTATTAGCTAAGCTAAAAGAAGAAGTTGAGAGCCCAGAAATGGAGCCAGTAAAGGATGAAGCAAGTTACGAGACACCAGATGGTGCCGGAGAAGATATCGACCGTACAGGAACAATGACTGGTCAACAAGGATAAAATTTATGAAAAAGTACGATTATACAAAAAGTAATTTAGTAAACAAGTATCAAGTACTAACTGAGAGTTACTTTCAGGAGATTAAAAAAGAACAAATTAACCCTGAACATTGGGATGAAAATCTTAATCATCCTAAGGTGTATTGTTTTGAAGAAGACGGTACATTAAGAAAAGAATGTATGAAAGATTACGTACAACCAGCAGTACCTGAAAATACTGACGGTACGGATGGTGGTGTAGCTGGCAACATTGAATCTCAACCTGGTTATGCTGGCTCACAAGGCGGAGATAGTCTAGGTGAAACCACAGATCATGTTGCTAAATTAAAAGAATGTATGCAATTAGCAGAAGAGTGCTGCAATGGTTGGTGTGCTTCTGGACATGAAGCTGCTCCAATGGCACTAGAAGCTGTGCAGCGTTTGAAAGAATTTATTCACGAATGCTCTTATTGAGCCGTTAATATATTCCAGACCATATTCTTATCTACACCTTGAGGCATTAGCTCCCACGCTCTACGCATGTCTCCATTTTGTAGATATGTTCTGAACTCAGTGCCGGAACCCATGCGAGGTGTTGGTCTAATGTCTATAGCAGCAAGATGTTCTCCATATGTCTTGATCCTATCATAACGACCGGCATCGTCGGCGTCTGTGTATAATTTAACTTCGATTTGACCAGCATCTGGAGATTCATTTAATGTAGCTACATATTGATACACTGTAGCTACTGGAGATATTTCTGCCTCTATAATGTTTATCTTAGCTCTATATTGTTCTAACAATGGCTTAAAAAGATTCCATACAGCTAGCTTTTTATTAATAGTAATGTTAGCATTATCTCTTTCTGTCTTAGAAACAATAATATATACATCATCGTTTTCTTTAGCCGCCATTTTAGCTGCTTCGAAATGTCCTATATGAGGAGGGTTAAACCCGCCGCCGAAGAACCCAATACTGTATCTACGTTCTACAGCTGGTGCATCTTCTGTTACAGGTTGATCTGCTGGTTTTCTACCACGTTCGCCTGCATATAAAAAGTTATTAGCGCTAAAGTTTAACCGGTCTACTATTTTGACTTGGTTAGGGGTGTCTCCGATATACAATACGTGACCTTCTCCTGGAGCAGATATATAACTATCTCCTACAGGTATAAACGAATACATACCGCTTAGTTTACCTTCTACATTAGCTAGTAGGTTTTGGAATAATAGCTTAATACGAATCATATCGTATGTAGCGCCTATTAAACCGTTAAGAGAGCTTTTGTTTTGTTGTAAATGAGCTATTAAGTTATCTACTTTCTTTTGAGCGTTAGCCTTTACTTTATCTGAACCATCTGCTGCTTTCTTTAATACTTTGTCTTTATAAAATATAGCGAAACCGTTTAGGTATTTGTTAATATCGAATGCTTCCCCGTTTAGAGCAGCTTTAAATATACCGCCGCCCTTTCTTACCATAAAGTTAGTATATTCTCTTAAGCTTGTAGATAAAGCACCGCCTGTATATTCAGCATCAAACTGATTGTTAATACTACCGATCTTTACTTTAGCATCTTGTAATAAACCATGTATCGTATTCTTTAAAGTAGGATCAATGTTTAAGTTTAAAGTCTTATAGTTAGAACCTTCTGCAAATACCCCTGCTTTCTTTAAGCTACTAACAACACGAGTGGTATCTCTACCAGCCATACTCGAGGTAATAGCATCTCCATTTGCATTAATATTAAACGCAGCATGTACAACAATACCTACAGGTGCTTTTGAAACTTGTTGGTAAAGAGGTGATTGAGGATCAGCCGGTATTGCGTAAGAGATTAGGTTAGGACGGAAAGTAACGTACTGTTTACCTTCTATAGTTTTTGTTTCTGGTGGCCTTGAAGGTGAGAATAGTAAATCCCCTTGATACATTAAACCAGAGTTGTCATAACCCTTCTTAAGATAAGGAAATATTGTTTTAAGAACGTCTTTTAAGCCTTGAGGTGCTTGAGCATATAACTGGTCTACTTCTTGTTCGCTGTGCACCAAGTTAGGTACTTTACTAAATACTGTCTTGGTAGCAATAAAGAATTGATTATCAAACTGCTCTCTTGGATCAATGCCCCAGAATATAGCAGGTGATCCATCTACCTTTAAGTTAACGGACGTCTTACTATTAAAGCCTTCTAAATAGGTTGTAAAGTTTTCTACCTGTTCAACAAACTTAGCAAAACCTCTTTTACCTTCTTCAATAGCAAGGTCTTCTAAATGTGATAAGTGATTCTTAAGAGTGCTATCTACTGTAGATTCCTCTAGTATTCTTTCGTTAAAATAATTTTTAAAGCTTATCATGATTGAGGTATAGTACCAGTTAACTGATAATATTTACTGCCTATCAAGTTTAGTCCCTGTGTAATATAATAGCTATATATATTTTCTAATATACCACCATCTGCGTACCAAGCTTTTACAGAAGAAGCAGATTCGGCTAAAGTAGTTGATAACCCATCTGTACGAGTATTCCAATCAATAAGAGCATTTACTGGGGTGTTTGTATAAACATTATTGTAAACAAAGAACCGATAATAGCTATTAACTGGAGTCTTTAATCCCCAACCAAAGAATGAACTTAACGGATAAGAGGTTAATGGAAATGTTAAAGTACTAGCTGGTGGGAAGCGAGTCTGCATGTTATTTGCAGATATACTAGCATAAGAGTTAATACGAGGCACTTCTAAAAGTTCATAAAATGTAGCATTAAATAAATCATTAACTACTATTTTATCCCCTGCTTTAACAGTAGCACTAGCTGGGTAAGTTGTTAATGTAGCACCTAAATTTGTGTGATCTGTAGTAGCATCAAAATTGGTATTATACTTTTCTCTAGTACCCCATAAGCGTTCATGTGGTGTACTGTAAAGATCAAATTGACGCTTCAGTTGTGGTGGAGCATTTAAGTTGTAATCATCGAACTCTGTATCAACTAAACTTGCTAGAGAATATAACTGATTAACACCGCTTGTGAGCGGGTCGGCATTATTTCCTACAAAGTTAGCTGTTCTTTCATATGATACCGTACCGAAGTTCTCAGTAGGGTGTACATTATCCCCACCAACTGCAGATAAATAGGTAATTAAGTTAGTATCTTCTTGCAGGAAAGGCTGTAACAAGTAAGACTTAAGTAAGTTACCGTAGTTAAAATTTTCGTTTACTTTACGTACAAAATACTTTTTATAAAAATCTGTAATACTAAAATTGAATGTACCTTTTAAGTTTGTTGTAGTTAAAGATGCATTTGCAAGGGCATTAGCTACTGTGTAGTAACCAGGAGAACCGTATGGTGCAGGTTCTACTATAGTTGTAAATGTCTTAGCACTTAGCAACAGGTTTGTATTTAATATAGGACTTGATAAAGCAGAGAGTGGTAATGTACTTAAAATGTTTTTATAAAAACCGCCTATATCTCTACCTAGATTATCATATCTGTTAAACTTAAAAGAAGGTACATATACGGTTGCTGCAGAAGCGGGTGTTACGGTAGCTGTAACGTTAGTATAGGTTGCTCCTAAAAGCGGGTAATTAAGTAGTGTATTATTATTATAGTATACTGTATTTGCAGATGCACTATTAACAGTTACTATAAACTGATTGTCTGTATCTGGCCAAATAGTGGTAGGTAACGGTATTGTATCCCCGTCAACAGTTATGTTAAAATGATCTGCAGATAAGTTTTTTACATAAAATAATGCAGATAAAATAACATTACTATTAGAATAAGAAGGCATACTGCCATCATTATTATCCTGTAAGTTAGGTATATTGCTTGTGTTATATGTTACCCAAACTCTTGGTGTGGTAACCGTAAACCCGTTATTGTATACTAATGAGGGTATATCGTCTATGTAATAAAAGTCTACTGAACCGTAATAACCAACTAAAGTACCACTTCCAGGAACAGTACCCGTACCATCTGGCATAGCATATACCGGGGTAATATTAGTTGCAGTTAGGGAAGTAATAAAATTACCGTTTAAGTCTGTAAACCTCCAACACGGCCTTAATTGAGCAAATTTATTATCTGGAGTGGCTGTTTCCCAAGGTTGAGACAACGATCCCTGCGAATATAAGTCAAATACTAAGTTGCCGCTTAATTGATTAGAAGCAGAGAATGAAAATGTTAAAGGTGTAGGAGAGTTGAACGAACCAGGCGGGTTAGACTGATAACCATGAAATAAACCACCTAAAGAAAGGCTCTGTGGGGTAAGTTCTGGCCAACGAGAATAATCCCATTGTAAATAATCGGTTGTATAATTTTGTACTGTTATTGAAGAACGGAATATTGAAGGCGGGCAACCGTTCTTAGGTATAACCGAAACTTTAACTTCAAACTTACCAGGCCATTTGTATACGTGATCCGAACCACGCATTACACTATCTGTAACTTGTGTAATTTCTTCTTCTACTCCATCTCCATATTGTATAAAAATAGAGAATAAGTTTAATATCGTAGTTGTTTGTGCACCAGTAGCAATATTAATATCTACATATACAGGTGTTGCATACGTAAAAATTACACTAGGAGAAGCACCAATATAAGAACTTTTTACTGAAAACCCGCCAGAATTGATATATGTTGAAACTAAATTTTCATGTTGGGAACAGAAAGGTATGGTAGGTGCAACATATGTAAACTGATCATTTGTACTTGTAGTGCTTGTACCTAATGACGTTGTTACAGTTACATCAACCACCCCTGCTGCACCAGCTGGAGAAGTAGCAGTAATAGATGTATCAGTATTAACTGTAAAAGTAGTAGCTGCTGTAGTACCGAAAGATACTCCAAGAGCATTTGTAAAACCAGTACCGTTAATAGTAACTATAGTACCACCGGCTGTAGAACCGCTTGTAGGACTAATACTAGTAACTGTTGGTGCTGAAGTCGAAGGAGATAAAGAAGTAGAGCTTTCAGTAACTATTTGATTACTGTCTTGCGTATTTAATACGTTACTATCTTCTGTATTGATGTATGTTGACATACATTATATATTAACTGCAGTAACATTTATACTAGACCATATTATTGATCCGGTACCGACAGATGCTACTCGCCAACCAAACTGTATGAGACAAATACCATTAAGATAACCAGTACCATCAGGGGTAGGGGTTTCACTATTGTTACCTCTAAAACAGAGCGCACCGTGCTGTTGTAAAACCCTACCACCACCAGCAAGATCGGCTTGTTGGAATTGTACTTGACAAGTCGGACCCCACCCTACCACGTTATTTGAATAGCTAGTTACTATTCTATAAACTAAATTACCGTTCATTAACGGGTCGGTTCCATCTGTATAAGCTTGCCAGTTATATAAAAATAACTGCTCACCGTTACCTGGACAACCAAAACGATTTGCTATATACCCGGTAGGCCCTGTATTCCATCCCCAAAAAGTAAGAGGAGAAATATTAGAAGCACCTTGATAAGAACCATTCCACCATTGTTCAGTGCCTGCAGAATTTTGAGGTAAAGGAGCTCCGCCTTGCGTAATAGGGTACGTACCACCATCGGTTAATGTAACATAACCGGTTGTAGGCATCGTATAGTATGGTCTACCAGCTATTGATATGCCATTAGTTGATGTAGCAGTATTACTATATCTTGTACATCCGTCATTATACACACCGAAATTATTGTTTATTGCACCTGCTTCAAGTAAAGGAGTTTGCATCTTTACACCGGCTTGAATAGTGCCGCCAATAATAGAACCTGCATCTAGATTGGTAACATGAGTACCATCCATAAAGATTTGATGCTTATTAGTAGTACCATCAGCAAATGTAGTACCTGCAGGTGCAGTAATGTTTAATATTTTAAATGGAGCAGTCTTATAAGTCGAACCCGCTAAATCTTCTGTTGAAACGATCTGAAATTGCTCAGCAACTAAAGTAACATTGCCATTATTGTTTCCGTTGACTTGCACAATACCGGTCATATTACCGTTAGCATCAACGTACGGGAACGGTACTGTTGTTAGTACCCAAGCACCGCTCTGATAAATTTTAAGTACATTGTTATTTGCTGTATTGTACCATAAATCTCCGTCCTGTATATAACCAGCAGTAGGTTGTGTAGGAGAGTAAAATATAACTTGACCTGCACCCTTTCTAATAGGCGCTGACCAAGCACCAGGAGGATTAACTAGCGAACCGCCTCCAGATGGGTCAATAAGAGCTGTACAAGACCATAATACATCATTACCACTACTACCTGGATCGCTTATATACCAACCAGCTGGACTGACTTGATTAGGCGGGGTAGCTGGTACTATACTAGAACGTTGAAAGATTTCTTTTTGGTAGTAACCTAATCCAGAACCAGGTGGAAGATTATAAGTGGGTGGTGTGGAGGGAGTAGAAGGTGGTATCTGCCCGGTAATGTAATTGGTTAAATCAGTTAAAGTAATTTTTTTAGTTACTTGTGCACCAGGAGATGAATTGTCTACTACTGGAATAACGTCAGAGCCTTGAGCGCCTGCTGAGCCTAATGTAGGTAATGCTGAGATTTTAATATCGGCCATATGAGTAAATGTTAAATGTTAATAACTGAAGTGTCTTGAGATACATCTGTTGAAACAATAATACGAGGCGTAATATTGGTTGTATCGTTTAAGTAAAGCGCTTGGAAAGGTGCAAGTTGAGTGTTTTTAGTTAATATACTAATGTCGTTAGTTGGATAAGATGGATTCCACAATACTAAGTTAACCCCTTGTACCGTCTCTCCTGTATCTTGACGTTGAGTATATACCATATATACACCAGGTATGCTTTCAATTTGAGCTGTTAAAGTGATTAGGTCTATATTATAGCCTAAAGTCATTTTAGTCGGATCAAAGAAAGAAGTAATAATACCGGTTACTTTGTTTTGTATAAGTTGTGCAGATACTTTTGCTGTACGCTCTAACATTATTACTAATCTTGTTTGATTAATAATAGTATTAACATCTTCTCCGGTTGTACTACTATAACCTATTGTAACTGTCTTATATACTGGATCCATTACAATAATATCAGACGTTAAAGTCTTTTTGCTAATAGCTGTATTGGTTATTAAAGTTTTTTGTGTTGGTGTTAGATAACTTACTGAGTTAACTGTGCTACCCTGAGAAGCTCTCGGTAAAGCGTAAATGTAAATGTTATTAAAGTTACAGGAAGTAGAAAATGCTAACTGATTATATAATACTCTATTATCTTGATTAGGGTTAGTTAAACCAATATTATATAGATAACGTAAATGATTGTTTACGTAATCGTTATTACTATATACTAAAACGTCTTGTACAATATTATTAAACGTACTCTTAACAAAGTTGTTGTAATCATTTGCTGTTACTAGCCTGTATTGAGATTTGTAAGCAGCTGGAGCATTAGCGCGAATACTATCTGCATTTTCTGCATTGGTAAATGCTGTAGATGTATTAGCGTTATCAAAGCTTAAATAAGTGATACCGGAATCATCCAAGTACTGTAGATCAGTGCTGAATACGTCAGCCTGTATTTGATTAAACTGAGCTGTATTATAAAGTACAGCAGGTAAAGAGCTTAAATCTCCTGAACCAATTTGACCGTTAACACCTAAAGATTGTAAGTAGTAGACTGCAACTATATCGCCTGTGTTAAGTTGTGCTCCGTTAACACCGTTACCAAACTTTAACTCATAGTTACGACTTTCATTGTAACGAGCTTCAAATGTGGTTGATGTAGCAGTTTCCAAGTAAAGAGATTCTGTACGAGTCCATTGCGACCATTTACCGGTTGCAGCGCTCTTTACATAAACATCAATATTAAAATGATCTATCTGTACTGCGCTACCTGGTGCAACAAAAACAGTTTCATTAGTAGCTCCTTGAGCAGTATAGGCTGGATACTCTGTCCACTTACCTTGGTACAATAAGGTCTGACTACCAACACTTTCGATATACTGATTTGTAGATAAAGTTTTTGTAAAAGTTACATCAGTGTTAAATGTATAAGGAGCGTTATTAACACGAATAAACGAATAACGAGGTATTGTATATGAACCTATAGGTAAGTCTGCTGTAGCGGAGCAGGTAAACGTTACAGTTGAGGTTTGTACCCCAATAGGGGAATAGTTAATAATCCTAACTACTTTATTAATGTTTTCGTAAATTTGAGCATCACTAAACATAGACTCCGAAGAAGTCTTGTTTAGGTAGTACATAAAAGTATGAAAAGCATATGCAATAACACTGTTAACCGCATTCAGATTTGAACCTTCAACGTATTGATCTGTAAATAAGCCGCTTTGTGTTAAGCGGGTACGCATGAAGTCTCTAAGATTTGTAGCATCAAACGCGATGTATTCGTTTGGTTGAATGTTTAGAGCTGATGCATCTGTGTATGTTGTCGACATCTTATAAAATTGTATATCCTGTTTTGCTTAAAGTGCCTGGTATATTAACAGCTTGATTGTTAAGATATGGCATTATTATATTTAAGTCAATGTAATAGGTTTGCTCGTCTGGGTTTAGAGTTATGTTGACGTTAGAGACAGTTACTCTTGGCTCATACAAAGACAATCCGTTAACTATAGCATTGCCAATGTTTCGTGCATTTGTTTCATTTACTTGTTCAAACAAATATTGGGTTAAGTCTAATCCATATAATGGATTTAATAAACTTTGCCCGGGCATGGTATTAAATAAAGAGTAAATAGAATTTTTAATAGCTGCAGCATCATAATCTGCTTGCAAGTCTTTGCTTATAGGATTACTAAAATCTAGATGTAAATCCGAATATGTATAAGTATTGGTTACTGTAACCTTTTGTAGACCGTTAAAACTTATGGATGGCATTGTAAAATACTTAGGGAGGTAGTAAGTAATATCATCATATGAAAAACAGTAAGTTTAACTCTTTATTTGAAGCAGCCTACGGTCGTTATGCACAAGGTAACGGTTTTCTTGTAGGGGATGTTGTAAAATTAAAATCCGGTTACGAAAATATGGACGGTTTTAAAAAGTTAGGCGAAAATGTTAAGCAGCGTATTAAAGAAGCTGTTAAAGCAGGTAACAATCTACGCGTCGGTAAATTACATAATTACAGCGCTGGTTCACGTTATAGTGCTGAAGGTGCAGATCAAGTACCGGCTGAATTAGCTGATGTATATGAAGAATATGCACCAGGTATGGTTGCTAATTTAATCACTCTTCCAGTCGAATGTTTAGAAGAAGTTGATACAGGTGCTAACCTAGCTCCAGTACCAGAAGGTCAAAAAGATACAAGAGATCGTACAGCTGAAGGTGAAAAAGAATTTAAAAGCAAAGCAACTAACGAACAAACAAAAGTGATGAAAAAGCAAACTCATGCTGAAAAAGGTGATTACGAGTTAGCTACAAAAAATACAAAGCTTGCACACTCTAACAAACATAACGATATGCAACCACCAAAAGTAAAAGGCATGCAAAAAGCCAAAAATATTAATGAATCACAAGTTCTCTTAGAAGATCTTTATCTCAGTGTTCTTACTGAAGATGTTGGTGTAATGAGCGGCGGCGATGCTGGCGCACAACAAGATGAAGAAAGCGAAATGGAAGAAACATTTCACGTACAAGACGGCGAAACAGTGCTCATGAGTAGAACCGCTTTACCTCAAAGTGGAGACTATTTACCAGCCGGTACACCAGCATGGGTATATTATATGGCCAGACAAGCCACTCCAGAGCAAATTAAAGCTTTAATGGGTAATATACATTCATCAGTACCTGGCGGATATGGTTCATATAAAGATGACAGTATGTTGCCACGTGGTTTACGCGGTAAAACACCAGGGGTTGAAGATGAAGGTAACGAGTTTACCGGTGATTTAGCTCACACACAAAAAGGTGATAAGTTTAAAATCGGCGGCAAAACAGTAACCAACACTACAGGTCAAATCGCAGAAGAAGTTTGCCCTATCTGCGGTAAAGATGTTTGCAAATGTAATACAATGGAAGAAGCTGAAATGAAAATGAAAGATGAATCCGGGCTTCAAGCTTACCTCGGTAAAAAGAAATACGGAGCAGATGATTTCAAAGCTTTACAAAAAGCTGGTAGAGATCATGACGAGAAGAAGAAAGAGCAAATTAAAGCTAAACATTCACACCACGGAAGCTAAAGCAATAAGACAAGAGAAGAAATTAATCTCTTGATCCATTACTAAGGCACTTCGGTACAAATATTCAGAGACTTGCAGCAATGCAAGTCTTTTTTTATCTTCTGGTATAGAGCTCTTATATACTGCATTAAACAAGTCTTTCATTAACTTGGGGTAGTCGTTTCCAAAGGTTTGTTCCGACTCTATAACGAATTTACGTATAGACGTAAGGTCTTCTTTGTTCACGGTTTTATCCAGGATCTCTTGTGCGAATCCCTCGTTATTAATCGTACTACTAATAGACAATACCCCATCGACAACACTGCGTTGAATATAGTTAATGATTCTTCGTAAATCCGGGTAGTGATAACGAATAACTTCTTTAATCTTTTCTATCTGTTCTTTACCTACCTGTATTTTTTCCTGACGAAGAATAAAGCTTATTCGTTTAGCATATTCTCCAATAGGAGGAGTAAAATCAGTGAAAACTTGGCATCGAGACTGAATCGGTTGGATAATACGATGTAGATAGTTGCCAGTGAGGATAAAACGGGTATTACCAGCGTACTCTTCCATAACATTACGCAGAGCTCTTTGACCCGCATCAGTAAAGTTATC